GGATGCTTAACACCAGACATATCGGGTGTAGGAGGATGTATATTTTCATAATTCATCTTCCCAGGAGTCCCAGAAGGATCGCCACCTTGATTTGCATCATAATACCAATCCCCCTCCACCATATCGCCTTCACCAACTTGTTCCCAGTGCGGATTTGGGTTACTCCAAGCCATATCACCCATATTATAGCTTTACCTCCATTCTCCAACCAGTCGTCTTCATATCATTAAACCTACGTTCCCATATTTTACCATTTCTTGATGTATAAAACACTATCTTCTTACATCCTTCTTTCTTTGCGAGTTGCTTTAAAAAAACAAAGCATCTATCGGTAGCATGTTTATCATTTTTAGCATGAAACAAGGAGCCAATAGAGAATATGCTATCCTTACGATTAATGCAGTATGTAAACCATCCCTCATTAACATTCGGTATATTGGCAGCATTAAACATATGCATTTTTGAGGTATGATCCCAATCTTCCTCGGTAGTCTTGGATTTCTTTAAATATAAATCCTTATACTTATTGACTACATCAGCTATCTTAGTGCCAACATTCACTAAATGGACGTTGCACCGATATAAGATGAACTTTTACCAATATTCTCATATAATACTTGATCCAAAGCGCCAGATTCATTATACAATTGCAATGCATCAAGATAGTCTTTTATATCAGCCCCAAGTGCAGACTTCTCTACATTTGCCGTTCCTGCTCCGAATCTAGGATCATAGATATCTTCCATAAGTTCTTCTTTGATTTTTCCAAACTTTACCGAACCAAATTTATCTACTTGCCGTTTCCCTTCTATATACCCACCAATACCAGCACCAACACCTGCACCAATAGCAGTCAATGCTGTACCTGCCGCTGCAGTTCCTGCCCAGCCGAATGCTGTACCTGCAAGACCACCCATTGCAGCAAGCTTAGTACCTGCTAACGCCAATCCAAATCCACCCGTAGCAATTCCAATCGCAGCAACTGCCAGAAAGGCAACTCCACCCCAAAATTTAGCTTTTCCAGATTTCTTTTTCTGTGCAGCAGTAGCAGCTGCCTGTTCTTCTGCATAGTCATTATAGGCATGTTGCATACTGATTCTATATTTATTCCATTCAGATCCCTTTTCTGCTGTTATTAGGGCTTGTGCCTTTTTACTCATTCCCATCTTTATTCTCCTTTATTGTGATTTTTTATCCTGATAAAATACTGCTAATGTAAAACTTTTTCCCATTACACTTAAAGCATTTGTCTGTATTTCAAATCTAACATAATTATTTGACTGATTAAAGAATACATACATATTATATTTTTCTGCAGTTGGTCCAATAGTAGTAGATGCAATTGTCACAGTATCGCCAGCAGAATCTGTAACCTCAGTGGCAGTGCCTCCAAGTGAGAAATAAACTCGTTCACTTGATCCAATACTAACGCTAAAATTAATAGCTATAATAGTATTATTAGTAACATAAGAAGGCATTTGTATCTTTTGGTTACCAGAAGTACTTCTTGTAATACCAGTTTTAACCCATACTTTCGGAATAAACCCAGCCGTTTGTGCTGTAGCCTCATCAATCAGATCTGCAGTCCACCATTTACCCTTAGACCTTACCTTTAACTTTGGTCCCTTAGATGTTTCAACAATCCTTATATCTCCATCAATACCGGTAGAATTTAAAGGAGTGCCAACGTCTGTCTTAGTCCTTGTTGCCTTACCTTTTTGTAAACCCCTCATAATGGTACTCATTATCTCGCCCCTAAATCCCTGAAGATAAGACTGATATCTTCAAGCTCAAATGCAGAATTAGCAACTCCAGTCATCTTAAACTGAAATGTTTTCTTCCCCTGGTAATCGCTATTGCCAGTTAAATCAAGGGTTAATGTTTGTCTGCCAGCACCGCCAGATAATGTTCCAAGAGTAGAACCGTAAGCACCACCCTCAGTAGCTCCAGTCACAGCTATACTGGTGCTAGCTCCACCCTGGTAAGTAAAAGTTACCTTATTTAAATTCTTTATAGATTCATAATTACCAAAACTAAGTTCTCCAGTTTGCAATGTAACAGTTGGATTGGAACTAGCATCAGCCCTTGTGGTAAGCTTATTAATATCACCGTTAGCAGTACCGCCTTGAATATATAAATCTCCACCCCTGATATTTACCATATTGGAAACATCTCCAGTTAAAACATCACTAATCTTAGACCAGGACTGCGTATCAAATGAATACATAAATGCATTAGTAGCACTAGCAGCATTCCATATTACAATAAGTTGTCTTGTTTTTGCAGAAAATCCAACTACTGGTTTAACAATACTACCAGTCCAAGTTACATCATCTATCTTCTGGACTTGACCCTTGTCGCCCTTAGTATAAAGCAGGTTAGAAATACTTTCTCCATTATACATAAAACAACCAGTCTCATTAGCCCAGGCTATTCCAAACTGAGTTTGTGCTACAGCAGCAGGCCACGTAACTCCAGCTTCCTTTTGCTCAGATTCAACAAGCTCATCAACCTGAGATAAATTAATAACTGTTACAGACTGTTCCTTAAACATTAAGATACGGTCAGCATGAGTGGCCATTGCAGTTATCTGATCCCCATCATTAGTAGTATTCTCTATGTACATATTCTCAGTAAATACATCATATTGGAATGCTGGACTTCTAAATATCCTATCTCCATAAGTTCTATTATTAATGGTAACATTACCTATATAAGCACGACTATTTGCAATAACACCACATGTCCATTGAACTTTTCTATCCTTTTCTCCTGTAGTCGCGCTGGAAGGTATATCTGTAGGACTATAACCATTATTGGCATAATAAGAATAAACAGCAGGAGGATTACTTATATAACCAGTAACACATACATGCTTCCCTATTGCAGTTGCACCGTCGGTACCCAACAGATCATCTGTCCAGGGACTGAATTCTGTTTCACCGTCACCTATAATACCATCTTCATAGCTAACCTCAGCAAGAAGATACCATTCGTGCTCATCACTCATACGTGCATAAAGTCTGGATCCAGATCTATCCAGACTACCACTCACACTATTTATAGATGCAAATACCCTTAGGGAAAGATCCTCTGCATTCTTATCGGAACCCAAATCAGCTCCATCATAATCAGGAGTAGCAAACACAAGTAAATCAGATTCTGCCTGATTTTTATAAAGCCAACTAGATGCAAATTGAATATGTATGCCTGTGCTAACATCTCCTGTATTTAACCAAGTTCCTGAGTTTTCAGCACCCCATTCAATAATCCATACAAGCTCATCAGCAGTATATGTAATATCGCCTTCGGCAATCTGAGTTGAAGTACTATATTCAGCATCACTTTCCCACAATAACTGCTGTGTAGCTGTAGTTGGAATTGTCTTTGCCTGTGTGCCAGCCTGCCATGTTTGTACTGTTCTTGCTATATCCGTACCTGGAAAATCATCTCTTCTTATAAATATATAAGATGCAGGAGTTGTAGAGGTATCCCCACTAACAAAAAGATCTCCCTCTGCAGACATAAATGCTGGAGTACCTGTTGCTGTACCGGTAAGTTTATTATTATTCCATCCAGCACCATCCTGTGATTGGTAAATATCTATATTGCCACTACCATCAGCTTGAGCTATAAAGTAACCCTTATAGCCAGCAGTATTATCCATTTCATAATCATTAGAAAAGACAAACATACCATACCCATCAACAACAGCACCATTATCAGTAATAGCATCAGCCTTAAACTTAGGACTGGTAATGAGTTTCCCTTTCTTGTGCGGATCTAAGTTAGTACACTCGGCAAATTCATTAGGAGCTAAATCTCGCTTATCAGTTGAATCATTCAACCCACCTGAAAAATCATTCATTGTAGCTACCTGTTTAGGCATTATAGTTCCTCTAAAAGCTTCTTTACTTTAGCCCATACTTCATCATCTTTCTTAGATTTAGTATTTTTTACAGCTAAATCACCTACCTTAATAAGAAGATTTTTCAATCCATGTTTCTTAACCAATCCGCTTATTACTATTTTTAACATATTATTTCCCTACTATTTTAAATAATGCTTTTTTTATTGATGTCCATATAAGATCATCCCACTCTGAAGGGCTAAGTGCTACTACCTTATCTACTGCCAGAATGCCTATTAAGATATACTCCCAATTATTTATAATAATTTCCATCAGTTCTCCTTTTTGTTAAATAGTCCAAATAAAGTCCCAACCTTTAATTATTTCCATCAAGCATTTGTCCCCACAATGAACATCTTCCATCTATAATTTGTATTACATTCACAGTAAAATCTCCACCATCGCCATAGTAATCCACAATAGCAAATGCATGAGCCCAATTAATCTTTCTATGTTCAAGCCAATCATTGCTCTCATCTTTCATATCCTTTAAGCATCCAATACTCCATGCTGCCTTAGGTCCATCCATATGGGTTACCGTCATATGCTGCAGATCATGCCAATGACCATACATTATATTACAACCTAATCTTCTTAAATGATTTGAGGTATGATACTGTCCACCGTACTGATGACCATGATAAAAGTACAATTTACCTATTTTAAGGTGCTTTCCGAACCTATGGTAGGTATACCCTCGGTCATCCAGTTTAATGGCCTTTAAGGTACCATATTGGGGCAAATAGGGGTATTTCTCAACAAAGTGATTAAGCCAATTATCATGATTACCTTCACAGAAGTGTTTTTCCTTGCAGCTTACCTTGTCTAGAGCCTCATCAATCACGTCCATCCCCTCATTAACTGCTTTGATGTCCACTTCTACTCCAGGTATCATGATCTCTAACGGAGGAGTTACTTTTCGCTTATACTTCCAATGAGAAACACTACCCCATTCACCCACATCACCCAGATCAACATATATCTGGGGCTTCACCATTTCTATTGCCTGACACAATACCTTGATTGCTGGTATATCTGCGTAGGGAAAATGCTTATCAGGCGTAATTATTGCCCTCTTTACTAGTCTCCCACGTTTATATTCCTCCACCCCCGTAGAGAATTCTTTATTACATTCAGAACAATAGCATCTCTGTGCTTCAGTTCCATCAGAGTTCTTCCGGATTCCATTTCGCTTAATCTCGTGAGATCCGCAATTTGGACAAACCATATAGTTCCCCTATTTTAGTTCTTTTTTAATCTTAACAATAAGATATACAAGCGTGGCGATTCCCACACATAAGGATACT